AAATTATATTGTTTTTTTCGGTTTGGTATATTAGAGCAGTATAGTTTTTATAAGTTGGGTCTTGAACATTGATATCTACTTTGTGTTTTTCCAACATAGTAAGCATTTGTCTACGTTTTCGTACTATATTCAAATTATCCGGATTTTGAACAAATTGTCGAATATAATTACTGGGTGATTTACTAGAAGCAGAAGGTGAACTGTTGCGACTACTGCTGCGACTACTGCTGCTTACTGCCTTATTCTTACTTGTTTTACCACGAGACGATTTATTTTTTGGCGACGATTCATCACTGCTTGAGTCTTTGTCCTTAGACTTTTTCTTAGATGTACCCTTGTGTTCACTTGACGCGGATTTTGGCATGTTTATTTTGCCTGTCATTGCGACTTTCAAAAGATTTGCGGTTTTGTTATTATTTTCTTTAATAGCAAGTTCCAAAGCATTATGTCCATTATCGTCTTTTGCCAATATATTTGCGCCATGTTTGATTAACAATTCAACTTTCCGCGGCATATTTGTATTTACAGCAGCACAGTGTAGCGCATTTTGACCATAAATGTTTTTTATATTTAAATTGGGCGGAGGATTAAGAGTCAATAACGCATTCATATTTTCAAGTGTGCCATGTTCAATTTGATACATCAATGCCGTGTAATTATAATAATCACTATCTTTAACATCAATGCTAGATACTTTCTTCATTTCCAGCATATATTTAATTTTTTCTCGAAACTGTGTGTTATTTTCTTCGTCCATTTGAACAAATGACGCAATATTATCAAATGAATCCATACCCAATATTGCGGCGCTTTTTTTCCGCATATTTTCAGTTGCTACTTCAAGCGCGGTTTTCTCATCAATATTTTGTAATTCTTTATTTGCGCCTTTTTTCAACAAATATCGGACTATAGCCAAATTATCGTCATCTAATACCGCATAATGAAGCGCACTATTTCCGTGTTTATCAACCGCGTTAATATCGGTCGGCGGGTCATGTGTCAATAAAAATTTGACATTTTCAAGGTTTCCCATTTTTGCTTGATTCATTAATGCTGTTCGATTGAAATTGTCTCTCACGTCAATATCCGATATTTGACCATTTTTTATCATTGACTTAATATCACCATCACCGCGAACAAAATGTTTTATTGTTTCGGATGTCATGCCTCTCTTATATATTGGTATTGAGATTTTATAGAATCCTACTGTCATCCCGCCCTCCCGCCCGGAGGGCGGGGGCGTAAAAATATTATAGTATAAAAAATATCCAATATAAATCCAAGTAGTGAAAAAATAAACAAAATATATTCAATTGATGTTTTCTGTTCTTTATTGTAGAAATAAAATGCCAAAAGCGCAAAAAATGGTATTGCTAAAATATCACCATAATGACTCAAATTATTTGTTGTGAGTTTCATATATATTTATTGATGGTTTAAAATAATTTTGCCGAGATACATTCGCTGATTCGAACCAATATCTTTTCATAATACTCGGTTTTAGACATTTTTTCATTGGACACCGGTCCTCTCACTACTCGTCCATACATATTCACCAATTCATCCAATTTGTAATTCGACGCTCCCAACATTGGTTTTTCAAAATGCGGCAATGCCATGTATTTGGAACGCACATCCGCTGATTTGCCCGACTGGTCCAAATAAATACGCGTCCCTTCAATGCGCAAAATAATGGCATCCGTTTCACCTTCATCGTCTACATATTCCTTGGATACAAATCGCAAATATGCCCCGATGTCTTCGCATACCACATAAATAGGCCGCTTATAATAAATAGAACAAGCAACTAACCCCCCGCCGATTTTATTCATGAATGGCTGGGTCATAAGTTCACAACGGATTTCGTTCATTTTGGCAATTGTCAGTTTGTAATTGGACATTTTCAATACTCCTGGGGATGAATTACAGTGATCGGAAATCAGTTTTTTTTCGTTCATTATTAAGTTGGTAATATTAACACCCTTTTGATGTAGGGTTTGTTCGCCATAAACAGCGACATAAACGCACATGAATATACAATCCTTGGATTTGGGGTAGAAATGGTAGTTTCGAACGGAATCCGGAGTTGGGGTTTTGGTCTCGATTATATCCTTGGTCTCGATTATATCCTTGGTCTCGATTATATCCTTGGTCTCGATTATATTTTTAGTATCAGTGATATCCAAGACATTTGTCTCTATTGTTTTGTCAGAAGGCACCGTTATTTGGACTTTGTCATAAAAATCCGGCGTCATCATAAATTGTTCCAAAGATGCCAACGTCTTGTTATCATCCATATAATTTTTCTGTCCAATAAAGAGACGGTATATTTTTTCATCCATTTCAGTCATAATTTGCTCTATGTTATTAGATAATATATTTTTAACTGGTTTATAAAAATATATTGTATGTTATCATCACCACCACCTTAGTATGCCTACGACACTAATTGCTGGTCATTTGTGAAAAAAGTATTCTTGAACTCCTGCTTCTGTTGTTCTATTTGATTAATTGCCAATTCTTGGTCTCCATAATATTTCACGTATTTTACAATCTCATCGATCGTCTCTTTCGGCAAAAAAGAGATATTCACAAAAATCCCGCTCTTGTTTTCATTCAATTTGGTTGCCGGGTTCTGCTTCAATATTCGCAATATTTCAATTTGATTGTTCTTGGGCATTTTTTCAATCTTGTCCTTAATATCCGTCAAAGACTCGGTGGTAATTTTAAATGCTTCGGTCATGTTGTTTACTAATATAATCATTATAGGTTTATGCTTTTTTGTTAAATCAAATGTTCTATCAACACGTCTTATGCTAATCCCGCAATGGCAGTAATCGACGTATCATTTAGTTCAAATCGCGTTCCAATAATTCTGGCTTTAATCGCATCTGCCTCTCTTATTGTCTCAAATTGCGGGTTCGTATTATTGTGGTCTCGCGCAATAAACACTATGATTGGCACATTCTCGTCGTCATCCATCACATGAGCATGAATACCCGCCTTGGTCACATTTCGAACAACGCATTCTACCTCCATATCTTTGATGGGATTACACACCAAACACATATACACAACTTGAAACTCGACATGGTCATCTTTAATGAGCCCGGGCGAATATGAGACAATCTCCACCGTACTAGGCCGAATATATCCTTCATCGATACATTTTCCCTCGATACTTGCGATGATTTTCTTTGTCAAATTGCCTTTCACGTTTTTCCCCACTTCGGTTATTTTGAGCGCGATTTTCTTTGTCAACAATGATTTGATATATACGCCATATTCCGACCGGCTATCTTTTTTATATTGTTGCTGTTCCATTTTATTGTAGTATACTATAATTTTATATTTTAATAAAAACAATATATAAAATCAATTTTTCGATTCGACGCAAAAGCAACCTATAACTTCAGCTTCTGTATTTTATTGTAATTTGCCATTTCTTGGCGCATATACCAGACATTTTCCTGTGTCGTGATACTCTGCATAATCACTTCCAGTATAATTCCTAGTGCGACTTTCGTCATCTTTGTAGTCAATTCGGTTTCATACCGTGCCTCTATATGAGCATACTTCAAAACACTATTCAGAATACTTATAATATCGCCTTTCGCCTCGTTCATCAAGTATGCGCCAGGATTGTTGCGTTTTAACAACAACTGCTTTATTTTGAAAACGGGCATTCCCGTTTTGAATCCGCCGAAGAACCCGACAATTTTAGGGAACTTGGTGGGGTCAACAAAGAACCTCTCTTTTATAACTGGGTCAAAGGTTTCATGTTTATATGGCATCTCCGACCAATCCGCCAAATTAATCAATACATTGTCGTCGTTGTTGGCAATAATGATGGCATTGATATCATCCGTTGTAAATACTAAATACCGGAAATAGTCAGCAATATGGGTTTCCAAATCAGTTGTCTTGGGCGAATCACTAAATACCCATTTTGCCAGTGATATGCGGTCTTTGTATTCCAGCGTATTTAGCGCATGGTTCCAAATATAACGCATCAGTTGTTCCTCTCCGATATTATGGATTTTTGTCAATAACTTAGAGGCAGTATTATCCGCGAAATCTTTGGGTTTTTTCTTGCTTGGAACCGCCTTGTAGTTATTCATGTGATTATACCAGTCCTCGTCATTTGCCTCTATTTCGGCAGATGGAGCCAATGCCTGACTAACAACCATTTCAATTTCGGCAATAATGCGCCGTGCGTCAATGTTTGCTTCTGCTCTAGGACTTGCTGCTGCCCTCGGACTTGATGCCCTAAGATTTGTCGAATGCGGACTTGACAACGCATCAACATTTGTTGACGACCTCGGACTTGCTACCACCATAGGACTTTCTGTTGGAACAGAAGCAGCGGCAACATTGTCAGCCCGCGCTTTTATATCGAGCACATTTACGTTAATCGGCTCACTAATAACATTAGGAATCCCCATGCGTATTTTCTCCGGTTTCACTTGAACTGGCACCATCGAATCAAACACCGACGAATGTTTGTCGGTCACCTCTATTGGTTGGAACAAATAATACTTGTCGCGATTAATGAGTCGTCCAGCGCGGCCGTATTTGTCTGTGAATGTCATCATCGGATTCTCAATGAGTTCCGTAAGCGCAAAATACAAATTGTATTTGGATGGCGCGCCCAGCATTTTCTCAAGCACAACAAAATGTAATGCTAATTCGCGGCCGATAATCGCAACAATTTGGTCCATCATTTTCTGAATCATGAACGAGCTGGGTTTTGTGATAATCGCGCCTTCTCGCGGTGCCTCTATTTTATCTTCCGGAAAACACGTGTATTCACAGCTTTCCATATAATCACACGCATACGATTCCGGTTTATCTCCCACTTGGAAGTATTGCGGTTCTGTCATAGTAGAGGAGCGAATCAACACGTTGCCAACGGCGGTCATATTAACATCGGTGAAATCGGATTGTGCATGGTTGAGAACACAATCAACGGAAACCGTTTTCAAAAGCCGCGTCACTTTGCCAATCATCCGCGCCTTCCTCTCCGCATACCGATACAAATAGAGGTCCGCGGAAAACGTCTCCGCGGCCGGGACGGCCGCATGTAAATATATTTCCACATTCCTCTCTTCAAACTCCAATCCACAATGACTCTGATTTCGCACTCCACGGCCGACTATTTGCTCAATACGATTCAAGTTGTACCACGGGTCCAAAATATGGACTTGCCGCACATATTTGAAATCCAGTCCCTCCGACGCCGCGCGAGAAATCAATATAACTCGGACCAGTTCACCATTCATATTTGCCTCGCTCGTCGCATATTTAATATCCGCCGCATTGCTCTGTGAAAAGTATTTGTCACCCGACAGAATCATGTATTTGGCCTGGTTGAACTTTTTCGCACTCGGGTCGGCAGGCATCATCGTGGTGGCATCAATGGGCGGCGAGTCAATCGCACCCGGTTTGAAGAGAGGCGACGCCATTTGCGAAGTCCCATATCGCGTAAACCCCATTTCCTCTAGTGCCAATGAAACCGCGACGATTCCACCATCAATGTATTGAGTATACACGATGACAATTCCGCGCGACTTCTGAACACACCTACAAATCTCCGCAATCTTCGAACTATATTTAGGCAATTCGGAATGATGGAAAATGCGCGGAACCCCCTTTTTATACTCGTAGTTGTATTTACGAAACTCGTAAGTATCTCCCACCCTCTCATTCTTTTCCACAAACGACATATTATTTGCCATGCCCTCTTTGCCGATGAACGCGTCGGTGGCATTCAGTCTGTGAAATGTCATAATCAGGGCTTGTAGAGGCATTTGTAGCTCGGCGTAGCCATAACTCTCGTCATCCATGTTGATATTGGGTTCTCCGGCGCCCATTTTACTGCGCACAACCATGTCATACGATTCTTGTTGATATGGCTCGAGGTTTGTATAATACAGCTTGTTAATAATATCGGCGGCCTGACCACGAGAAAGCTCCACATTGGCAGGCGCAAAGGCATCCGGGTATATGCGAAACGGAAATGTGTACGGGTTTTCGCCGCGAACATAGGACACATATCCATTGAGTTTTTGCCGGAGCAAATCCGCGTTTTTCAGTTCGCCTTCCCCCGTGAACACGTCGTCATATGCGATGGGAGCCCGTCCATCGTTGATGTTCATCAAATTGGCCAACCAGATGATTTCGCGAGGGGAATTGTACATGGGTGTGGCCGACAACAACACGAAGCGCAGATTTTCCGCATGGGTGGCAAGTTTCAACAATAATTTGGCAAGTCGTTTGTCTTCCTTCGTACAATTGTGGACTTCATCAATAATAATGAGTCGGTTGTTGTAATATCGGCGAATATTCTGAACCTCTATGTGTTCCTTCGTTGGATCATTTTCATCAATGGATTCGTATACGTGTTCGTAGATATTGTTGACGAATTGCTGGTATCCTCGGAACTCGTAGCTGGTATTGATAATCATCTTTGCTTGGGAGACCAGTTTTTCGTGTGTCATTTTTGCGCCGACTGGGTTAATTTCGCGAATCAGTTTGTTGCCGATACAAGAACGACTTGTCCAGCGTTCTGTCACGGGGTCTTCTTCAATACGACGTTCATCAAATAATTGTAAACGGAAATTGGACTGGACATTTGTAGAGGCGACCACAATAATTCGTTGAGTAATTCCAATGCTTTTCATGTATTCGCGCATTTCCTCGGCAATACCGATGGCCGAACATGTTTTGCCAGAACCGAGACCATGATAGAGGAGGATGCTTTTATACGGGGTATTCTGTGAAATGAACGATTTTACAAATAATTGGTGGTTTAGCAATTCGAACTCAGGGTTTTTACAAATGAAGTCCGCGGTTTTTTTGAGTGGTTTAGTAATATCGGCGGAGTATTCGAATGAACTGAACTCGTTTCTGTGGGCGATTTTTTGATTGAAATAGGGGTCATCAAGAGAGGGATACAAATAATCACGAGCCTCTTTAGGTGACGCATCTTTAGTTGACGCATCTTTGGTTGACGCATCTTTAGTTGACGCATCTTTAGTTGACGCATCTTTAGTTGACGCATCTTTAGTTGACGCATCTTTGGTTGACGCATCTTTGACAACGACCTCTTCTCCAACCTCTTCTCCAACCTCTTCTCCGACATTTTCTCCAACATTTTCTTTCCTCTCTTTTTCAACATCCTCATTCAAACCCTCTTCTCCGACCTTTTCTCCAACATCTTCTTTCCTCTCTTCTCCAACATCCTCATCCAAACCTTCTTCTTCAACAACATTTCCGTCATCACCGACAACATTGTCTACTTTCTCAGCTTCAACGACAACATCTTCTTTTTTCCCCGGTGCCGTCAATGTTTTAACCACATTCACAATCGAATTATACAATGACGGTTCTTCCACAACATCTTGAACTTTGGGGTCCGGTTTTGGTTTTCGTTTCTTTGTTTGCCGATTTTCCGCATTTTTCCGTTCTTTTTCGGCGGCAATTCGCGCCTTATATTCTTCTTCCGTCAAACATTCATCTTTATATTTAGGATATCTTCGTGTGCCATTTTTACACCGAGGTCGATGTGGTGATGATTCCATATATGTATATTATACAAAGATACATATATTATTTACGCAAAAGTGTTTGTACATGTTTTCAACACAATATTCACATTTGACAATACGCGTTTTTTTTCTAAATTGTATGGTCGTATTGATGTCAAACAGTCATTGAAACACTTCCACTCTATTTTACTAATCTCAGTCTTGTCAGAATCCGTCATTTTCTCGTCCAAACTCATGTTGTAATCCACATACATTAAAAAATACCGATGCTTGTATGACTTGTAGTTGGACCCCATAAAAACCTCTTCGTAAGGCGCCAAATTACTGACTACAAACCCCATATTCCGATTTTTGAACCCGGTTTCTTCGTAGAATTCGCGCAAAGCACATTCGATATCATTTTCATTATAATTGCGGCGACCTTTAGGAAACCCCCATTCGGGTTCAATCCATGAATTAGGACATTCGTTTATCAAAGACTCGAGCGTAAAGTTTAGAGATAATGTGGAGTTGCCGTTATGATACCGACTGTTTATATAAATGCCTTTGCGCAATTGATTGAACTTGTCGCGAGATATGTGTTCTTCGGATTTAAAGCGATGAAGATGTGAATCGCCGCCTTCTGAAGTGAAGCTGCCTTCCAAGACATCTTTGTTGGTTGGTCCCCATCTTGCCAAACCCGAAGCAGAAATATCCAGGCCAGGCGGCAAGCCATATTTAGTAAAAGTGTTTGCCAAGGCTTCTGCCGACGCTAAGGCTTCTGCCGACGCTAAGGCTTCTGCCGACGCTAAGGCTTCTTTTAACGGCGAAGGTTCTGCCGACGCCAAGGCTTCTTTCAACGGCGAAGGTTCTGCCGACGCTAAGGGCTTTCCCAGATGTTTATGCCATACATGCCTCCAAATCGTGTCAAATGACTCGGTCAAAATCATCTGCTTTTCAGCATTCGTCATCTGCGCAATCATATTCATGATGTAATATTTGTTATTCACTGAATACTTACCACGAGTAAAATCCATAAGCCCCAGTGTATCTTTGCGACAAATCATCAAATATTCAATTGCTTTTGTCTCCGGGTGTTTACGAAAAGCAATAACTCCATTGCTTATAATCGGCATCTTACAATTATAAAAGGTATGTCCGCGTTTTCCACAATTATTACAGCTCATTTAGGGTGTTGTCTCTATGACTCATTGTCAAAATGCTTCTAAATACTTATACAAAAGAATAAACCAATCAAAATCTTGACGTATATTATTGATGTCCGCCGCTACGTGGGGCCCCCATTATTGGTTTTTCATGATGTCCGTCGCAATATCATACCCAGATTTTCCGAATGACACAACCCGGCGCAAATATTACGATTTTTTCATGAACCTCCCCATATTTATTCCCGACCCAGAAATGGGCAACCAATTTAGCAGAATGTTGGAAAAATACCCGATTTCGCCATATTTAGGCAGCAAAGACTCGCTCATTCGCTGGGTAGTTTTCATACACAACAAATACAACGAAATGCTGGGCAAACACGAGATTTCGTTGGATGCCGCGATGGCCGCTTACTATGACCATTTCATCCCCAAACCCGTCTATTTACACCACCAACTCCGGATGCGCCGATACTGGATACATGTGGCATTCATTATGTTGTGTTTCTGTCTTATTTACTGGCTTTATTAAACCTTTGCACCCGCAAGGGTAAAACGCCGATTATATAACCTGAAATCGCTACCCGAAGGGAGGTGATTTCTTGGATATAAAAGGTAATTTATCAGTTGCAAAGGCCACCGTAGGTGGCCGACCGTCGCCCTCCCTCCCTTCGGGAGGTGGGCTTAGTGACAGTTACCTAAGCACGTTCAAAGATGCTCTGTGGTCGATGCCCATTTTGGGCATCTCCCGAGCACCAGAGGTCGGCATTTAGAATGTGCAAAGGTGTAAGAACACGATATATACCGAACCTAAAATATATAGGACAGCCTTATGCGCATTGAAATTATGATAATGTTGGTCACGGGATTCCTCATTGCCAATGTATACACGGACGGCAAATACTGGAAACTCCTACAAACCAACCAAAAATATTACAAGATGGCCGGAATTGCGCTGGGCGGACTGATGATGTACGTATTGTTCAAAAAGTTTCCATCGAAGGCCCAGGATATCATTCGCGGGTCGAATGAGTACATCAAGTATTTGCCCATCGACCGCGAAACCACGAGTATGTTGAGTCCCATCCTGGACTTCACTGCCAAGCAGAATCTGTACAATGATACGGAGGATTTGATGTTTCCGGTTACGTCAACGGCGGCTGCGCCGCCGGGGTCAATTGACCGACTCGCCCGTTCTGGTGGTGGCGGCTCCGCCGCCGCCGGCACAAAAGCTACCAAGCGTTCTGTAAGCGAGACAAAAAAGAAGTTTGTCGCCAGTAGCCAGAACTGGAAATGCGGCGATTGTGGTGAACAACTGTCGGCATGGTTCGAAGTCGACCACAAAGTCCGACTAGAATATGGCGGAAGCAACCATATCGACAATTTAGTCGCTCTTTGCCGCGAATGTCACGGCCGCAAAACAACGATGGAAAATCTATAAAATAGAGGTATAATATAAATGGCGTTTTTAGACGGCGCATATAATGCTATTTCATCAAGCCCAATCATGTTTGGTGCTCTTGCGTATCTTTTTATATTGTCATTTTTCTTGAAAACCAAGTTTGAAAAAAGTCCGTGGTTTTATGTGTTGATTATAGTTGTGCCTCTATTATTTAGCATTGGATACACATATTCAAAAGAATTGATGGAGATGTTCACTACCTTTTTCTCATGGGGCGCTACCATGGCATCTCCAAAGAACGTCTTAATAGCTCTGGTCGCATTTGGTGTACTATGGGGTATTAGCAAAGTCCCCATAACTGCCGAAGGTATTTACATCGCGGAATATAGTTTTATGATTCTCGCAATTCTAATTGGCCTTGTTGGATTGTCAATATTGTACAAGATGAACCAGACGTATATTTACAACCTTACTGGCATAACTGGGTTTATTGTGAACTTTATACTTTTCATCCCATGTTTGATATCAGATTTTGTGGAATATTTATACGGCGAGTTTGCCACTACACCCAAAATCGTATACATATTGTTTGTAATCGAGCTCATTCTGATTCTCCTCTATTTGTACTTGCCAAAAATAATGAAACAAATGAACGAACGATTTGGAAAAGTGATTGTGGATAAACCGGAGCGCATCAATTTGCGAAAAGACGCGACAAATTACATTGACATGCAGTCCGCCGAAATACCCACAGATTCACAGCCCTTAACTGGCTCAAAATTGACGGTGAATGTCCGCAAGAAGTTTGCTATGTCGTTGTGGGTATATATTGTTCCGATGCCGACAAATCATAATCCGTACAACAAAGAGGCAACTATCCTTGATTTTGCCAAACATCCGCGCATCGTATACGATGGTTCACAGAGGAACTTTCGCATTTATTACAGTGCGGACAAGAGCGACCAGTTTGACGCCCCGCACGAGAAATGGAACCACATTTTTGTCAATTATGACAAGAATACGGTGGACATGTATTTGAACGGCGAATTGAAAACGACTATTCCAAGAGAGTATAAGACTGGCGAGTTTTTAGTCGGCGATATTTTGACAATCGGAGAAGACAATGGTCTCCAAGGCGGGATTGCGAAAGTTGTCTATTATGAGAGGCCTCTCTTGATACACGAAATCCGCAATGTTTATAATTATAACAAGGATTTAGTCGGAATAGAGTAGACCCGCACAATAATATATCTAAACAACATATACATATGTTATTTGGAGGAGAACCCATCGATAAAGCATACCCCGAAGTCAAAGAATCCATACCCGCATCACATTTAGGATATCATACAAATAATCGTTATGATGGATTTCCGCCTCTCATGAGTGATGGCAGGTCAATTATGGCGAGTGCTCGTTCCGAGACATTACACCACAACACAATTCTGAAACAGCTCACTGGCAATACTACCAATGCCAGTATTAACAATGCCCAGTACCGCGAATACATGGTGAAGAACGCGCGGAAAATCATGGAGACGGATTTTCGCAATGCGAGTAATGATGTTGGATACTATGAGAGGTTTTCGGACCATATTCGCGCGGACCAGGCACCGACGGCGTCGGGTTCACCATATACGTATTCAAGCACCGAAGACCAGGCGAGACCACTGGGGTATTCGGAGAGTGATTTGAAGACGATTTACTTGACAAGAGAGGAATTGGATGCGCGCCGAATGACGGCGACAATTGTGCCAAGAAAATAATATTGGCGTAATATATAAATGGCACAACAGCGCAAGAGTATTCGACGCAAGAGTCTTCGACACAAGAACCGGACAACCTTGAAGAGAGGGGGAGGGAAGGGTACAACAAGTAATTCTAAAAAAGCAAAAAAAATAACAAATTACTTTAATAGACAAAAAACTGGCCAGTCGAATATATTAATGCCTTCGAGACAAGTTACACCCCCTGGATTTCAACGAATCAATAATAATACGGATACTATGTCTGACGAACAAAAAGCAGGAATCCAGAAAGAACTAGAAGACAAATATAAAAATCATGTAGATTATTTAAAGGAAAATGAGAGTTCAATTCGTGATGAACGTTCGGGTCTTCCCAAAAAATATTTTTCGTGAAGAACGTTCGAATCTTCCCAAAAAATAAATATCTTACTACACTCATAATACATATTTTATCAAATAAAATATTTATTTTCGGAGTTTCTTAGTGCCATGTTTCTTAGTGTCTAGTTTCTTAGTGTCGAGTTTCTTAGTGTCGAGTTTCTTCTTAGAACTCCGTTTCTTAGCAGTCGGTTTCTTTCCACCAAACAAGCCTCTCTTGACACCCACGTGTTCTTGTTCAATTCTATAAAAATTTTCCAAGATAGATTGGTTCATATTGACTGCACAAGTCCGACAAGTATAATCCATTATATTGACATACCGGACACCCAATAGTCGAAAAAAATCATAGAGTTGTGATAATGAGAGGGTTGATACGCGGGGTTTACTACCGGTAAACCCCAAACATTTGTGTGCCTCTTTTACCAATGTTTTTTGCCCTAATTCATGTAATAATTGTTTTAGTCCATCTTTGTAGATTAAATTGAACATTGTGAAATCGAGTCGTCTATTTGATGGGTCAAATAATGGTTCATAGTGAACAGACCCGTCATCATTTGTTATTTTCACACTAACATTGACAACGTGTACACCAAGTGTCGGGTATTTTTGTTGAACCGGTATAGGGAGTGAAGACAGTTTTTCACCAGGTCTGTCTTCATAGAATCCAAACTCTTTTTCAAATATAAACGTACTTAGTCCTGATGACCTTTGTCGGTCATCAGCGGCTTTGGCTGCCTTGGCATCTGTTTTCTCGCGAATACCTTCGTGAAAGCCTCTCACTCTATCTAAATATTCCGGTTTTGTCTCAGTGATATATTTGTTGATAACATGGTCTGTTCCATGAATGAACTCTGTTCCACCGATGAACTCTCTAGAAAAACGACTGCGAACATCACTTATTATGTCTTCATTTTGAAGAATATTTCCAATACTTATTATACCAGGAACACAAGCTCTACTATAAACGCGCACATTGTTTCTATAATAATCTGCTAAATCGCTGGTTAGAGGTTTGTCGTAGTCTTCGCATCCATGACCAAATATTGCGACTGACATAATGATATCTTTGGTCAAACTTGTGACCAAAGCCTCGGACAAAGCCTTGGGTAAACCTGTGACCAAAGCCTTGGGCACAGGTATGGGCAAATCAGATGCTGTGGGCAAAGCCATTTTTGCTTCCTTTTCTGCTTCCCTCTCCGCTTCCTTTTTCGCTGCCCTTTCCGCACGAATTCGTATTATTCGTGCTTTTTGTTTTTCTGTAAGAGAGGGGTCGTTTAGTGGATCCAATGAGTTATTAGTTGGATCCATAGTTATAAAACAATATATATTACCACTTGTTTTTTGGTACCACCAATACATATTTTATTTGATAAAATATTTATCAATGCCTCTCATTAGTATTTCTAATACTTCGACCACTTGTCATTATTGAACCCACTCAACACCAAGAGTTTGTCCTTATTCTCTTTCCAAAATTGAACCTTCTTGTCCAATTCAATTTCCTCTTTACTTCGCGGAACAAGATTATTCTTCTTGGCATTCATAAGCGCACTATCCGCCGCAGACATTTGGGGTCTGACGCCATAACAATTCACACCCAATCTCACATTGGGGTTCGCAAAATAGCCTCCATTGACACCCGGTCTTCCTAAATCATGTTCGTGTCCTTTGATTTCTTGAAGTCTCGCCCATGTTGCCTTCTGCGTGGGAAAGTAGGCATGTTGGCCTTCACTCCACCCATAACTCGTCCATTCCGCTCCACCCATATAGGATGCCTCTATTTCATCATAGGTTGCCAATCTAGACCCCATTGCTCGGCAAACGGCCTGGGCGTCATCATATGTATAGAGGTTGTTCGATACATTAAATACCTCTTCTTTAGGCCCGGAAGACTCTTTCTCTTCGGATATTGTCGTTGTAGTCGGCTTCGTCTTGAATAAACTACCCCAATCAACATTTCCAAATATCACACCCACAATATCAATTTGGAATATGTATTTGAAAAACTGGATAAGCACCAAAACCGTCAAAAACAGAGAGGCAACTGATTCTAAAAAGGCGACAGACCAAGGTTTCATCCCCAATTCTGTCGGGATTCCAAAAATGGCAATTCCAATTTTTAATAATACTAAAAACCCGAGTACCTGTAATACCGAGTATGCATTATTCAAATATTTGCGCGTGGATTCTTTCAAGTCCGACCAAAATGTGTCCTGGTCTTTTTCGCTCAATGAATAGTAATATAATACGCACATTCCTAAGAAAACGACAAGAAATACCACATCCACAAAACTGGCTTTTGTAGTATGGTTATTTTCATCAAAAATCACATTCATAATTGCGTAAATAATAAAATAAATTGCTAAAAACCCCAATGTCATTAATGTCGTATTTGTATCAAAATAATTGTCTGCCGGATCGGGCACTTTTTTCTCCGATGAAGACATTCTTATATTACTTCCAGTGAAAATATTATGACACGATTCTGTAAAATAAACAATACGCAAGTGGGCTCACAATAGAGGCGGCGGGTTCCTCTATTATTGACACTCCATCATCATTGTAATGTATCCATTTGTTGGCCGATTCGTTTTTCACATACGCCGTATAATGTCCACCCGAGGGTCCGCCAATATGATTACAAACCGCGTACAAATTATACACGTATTTATTGGCGCGATATCCCTCTACATACTTGGATAGGTCAAGCGAAATAAGCGGGAAATCAATTACATCATTGATGCGCCCAATCTGGAATCCGCGCGTTTCAAAACGTTTGAGCGTGATGATTAGCACGGGCGGCAATGACCAGAAGAGGGTGCGTTTTTCCACGACCTCTTTATATCCCGTTTTTTCATTGAACCACATATTGTCACCGGTCAGGAGTTCGGGCGCGACGAATAAGTCGAAACAATCGAGGAGAGATATATTGGTGCTATTGGCACTAGCTCTCGGAATCGGCAAATCCACCATAAAATATTGCTCCGGTTTTTGCGAATGTACCACAATGGTTGGTGAGGACACCGACTTTATTTCCGTCACCGATATGCCATAGAACAGTTCCATGACTTCCGAATAATCTTTTGAATATGACGACGACAACATTTGGTAGCAATTGATGGCAAGTGTATCTGTATTTGTCTTGGGTTTGCCACTAATATTCACCTTCACTGGTCGCGCAATTGCATTGTGAAAACAATTCAAAATGAATCGCAAGAATTCGCTCACATCATTTTGTGCGAATCCGGTAAACACATCCACGTCTTTTTTTTGCGCAATTTCGTGGACGGCCGAGACAAATCGAATAGGTTTCACAACACCATTTCCCGACCACATTAATTGAACGAGCTGTTTCCATTCATTGAATATGCGGACATCAAGCGAATTAATAGCCATTTTTGTTTGGACCGCGGGTTTATCGAATAACCCATGGATTTCATAGGTATGTGAGAGGACTTGTAAACACGAATTGAGAAAACATGTATTACCTAGATTTGCCAATCCGGTGAATCCGTTTGTCTTATAATTCGCGGGAGAAATATTCATTGAAAAAATATATATATAGAAAAGTAGCAAAACTCTTTATACCTTTCAACTTTATTATGGATGGTTCGAACAATATTTACAATGTTTTGAGAGATTTACAAAATAATCAGCGACGGTATTTACAAGTTGTTTCGGACGCACTGGACATTATTAGTACGCAGACCACTCCAACTGGTGGATTCAGACGCAGTTTGAATGATTATAGAGGGACGACGGCTGCTACTGCTTCTGCTGCTGCAGCACCTGCAGAAGACACTCTGTCATTTGAGTTTGTATCATTTTTGAATCCAGCCTCTATTTTGTCATTATTACGAGATGTTTCTGGCCAAGCATTATTACGAGATGCTTCTGGCCAAACAGGTGGTGTTCCAACACAACTTGATATATCAAACAATACAACTATTTATGCGCAACCGGAGTTGCCAGAACTTGCAACTTGTCCGATAACATTAGAACCAATAGAGGTGGGTACTAATGTTATGAAAATAACGCGATGTGGACATGTATTCAAAGAAGCCGCGCTAAGAAGATGGTTTCAACGCGATTCAAGATGTCCAGTTTGTAGAGGGAGCATTTAGGTTAAAAACATAATATCAATTTTAAACAATATCCACATAATGACATATCGAATATTATCGTATGTGGTTGTATCGCCCTTTTTATAAATACTTGAATATTTTTTGTTGGTATTGTCTACTGCATCCATAAATGTTTCTACCATTTTATCATCAATTAAATGATAAATACTAGTTCGGTGTTCGTACATTAATTGGCGTATTTCATTTAATTGGTTTATTTCTTTTTTATAAACGTTTTGAAGAGTGTTTAACAATGTTTTAGGCATGTAAAAATTGCGATTGTCCATAACTTTTGGCCAAAGCGTCTCTTTTTTAAATAAATTTTCTATTTCTGCTGGTATTAGGGGTTTTTTATCTTTATCTCCTTCTTTTGCTTTATCTCCTTCTTTTGCTTTATCTCCTTCTGCTACTGCTGATGGTGCTACTGGTGCTGCTGCTGCTCCAACTGTTCCTGGTGTTGGAAAATATATTTGTAAAAACTTATTAATGATTTTATCGGATGCTGCTTTTGCTGCTGCTTTTGCTGCTGCTTCTGCTGCTTTTTCTGCGCCTGTTTTTACCTGATTTAATTTTAATTTAATCTCATTATACAAATCTGCTTGTTGCTTTTCCATTTCATCATTTAATACTATAAACATTGCTTTTGGTTTAACTTCCCCTTTTTTCCCAAATAACATATTATTAGCATATTTTGCTTCATTTGAACTGAGTAGCCACGGGGTGTTCACCGATGGAACAAATTTGTCCTTTTCCAACAATACCTTATTATCAGTACTAGGCATTATTTTTAAATCTACATATCCATCTGATGTTGTTTGTACACTTTTTAATATTCTGCCACCGCGTTTGTATGTTTTTCGTTTGCGATGCCTTCTTTTTTTCCGTGTTGGCATATATATTATATACCAATACGATTATACCGGTCGGTTGAAATACTTGCGCCGATAACGTGTCATTGCCTTGTCCGATATATTGCCTCTCATTACCATCTCTAACATCTTGTCAAAATCATGGAGCATTTCAATGATAAAATGGATAGAATACACACCGCATTCGGTATTTTTCTTCTGATGTTCTTTTTTGGACGCGATGAATATATACTTGCTATCTTGTTTTTGAATCAGCTTCGCAAATCGCCGGATTTCCTTAGGAACCCCGCCATTGGCGCTATCAAAAAATACGATTGTTTTCTTGGGCACACTAATAAATATGGAAACCCAATGTGAACCAGGCTCATCATGTTTGTCTAAATTGAAAACCGCCGCAAACCGCTGTTTGCCTCTATTGCCAGCCGCCGCCAAATCAAACTTACACAACATATCTTCGACGCATGTTCCGCGTGTTTTGTCAACAATAAAATCATAATCAATAGAGGTAGTGCCTAAATATTCAAAGTCCGCGTATTTTTGCTCATATTGTGCCATTACTTTATCGATGTCAATATTCGTCAACCATTCAAGCGGATTCTTAATCCATTCGGGTGGATGGTCGGGGGCAAATAATTGGTCTTTCATCATATTGCGTTTGGCAACATCGTCGATTTCGCCGAGCCAGCACCTCTCATCTTCACATTGAAGCCGCATTTTGAGTTCATACCAGATAAGCACCGGTTTTTCCGCAATAATACGATTGGTTGGATGGTCTTTATTGTACTTGTCGCGCAATAACATGAGTGCCTCAATTGTCATACATGAACGCGGAATCGGTGCTTTTACGGATGGATTACAATTGAGCGGTTTGATTTTGCGGTGTTTTATTGTTTTACGTGCCACGCGCATATTCTATATATTTGACAAATAAGTATTTGACAAATATAGTTATAATAAAAAACAAGAAGGTCTTAAGTGAATGCTTAGTATGTGGAGCATTTACTTCTTGGCGACTACCTTCTTAATAATTTTCTTTGGCTCCGAAGGGGCAGCAACGACAGCAGGGGCTTCAACAACCTTTGGAACCTCAACAACCTTTGGTACCTCGACAACCTTGGGCTCGGGCTCGGGCTCCTCCTCCTCATCACTGTCATCTACTTGTGCTGCCTGGACGGCTGCTTGGACGACAGGTGGCGCAACAACCTTCTTCACTATAGAAGCAGCTGCCTTAGGCGCTTCGACCTTGTTTGAAACCTTGGTCTCAACTTTGCTCGGTGCCGGAATATCATCAATATCCTCGGCGGGTTCACTGCCATTCACAATAGCAGAACGGTCCTCCTCCGACAAATTAATGTGGCAAGTTCCAAATACAGAAGCAACCTCCTTGGGCTTGACGACGCACTGAACAAGCTTCCAGGTGATTCCCCATCCCTTGCCTCCAATCCAGATTCCGCCGCACTGAATAACACAAGCAACATTGCTGAGCTTGGGTACAAAGTGCGCAGGAGTTAGCTCCTCGTTGTCGCAAGGGAAAAGCAGAGTACGATTAACATCATAAATCTCCACATTCCAGCGTCCATCTCTCTCGTAATAGGGCACCTTGGCACTAATACTGGGACTCTTGGTCAAATCGGACTTCTTGGTTCCCTTCACCTTGGGATACTTCAAAACAGGGAAGAAGGTGTGCTTCAAAATGCCCTGCTCTAATTGCTCGCCCCACCACATCTCGGAATTCTTCACGGCGGCATCGA